GATTACTCCTATTAAACACAGAAGGAGCATCGCATGGTAACAGCACCATCGCCGGACGACCCGTCAGTAGAGACCCAGCCAGCACAAGAAGTGGCGGGAGAGACTACTGATGAAACGATTGAAATAGACTACAAGGCAAAAGCAGCCGAACTGGAAACCCAGGTCGATAAGTTAACGAATGACCTGCGTTCCAGGGGTGGTCAACGCCGTAGAGATACGGACAGGGATGCGGAACTCTCTGGTATTCGGGATAGTGTGGGCGCACTTCAGAAAGTATTCACTCTTTACATGGATGACCGTAAGATGGATATGTCGGACGAAGCGCAGACTCAGATATCACGGGTAAATCAGGAGTTGGCTCAGGGACAGGCTACGCGGGACTGGAATTCCCGGTACGACAAAGAGCAGACCCGTCTCATGTCCACCGTTCAGGATGAAAGTGACAATATCCTCGTCAGTGAGGATGATGCACAGAGGCTCCAGAGCGATTGGCAGGCAGCTTGGGCAGAAGGTTCTAAAGCCGCTAAGGGTGACTTCGAGGATATTATCAATATCCAGATAGAAGCCGCCAAGATGGTTGCCCAAGAAGAACGCCGCAGGGCAACAATCGAGCGTCAACAACTTGCTGATGAAGCAAAGAACGCTGGTAAGAAAGCCCTGGAGAAAGCAGGTGTCGCTGACCTGGACACAGGTGCGGCTATTGCAGGCGGGAATGAAGAACTCCGTGGTTCGGCCCTCATTGAACGGGGGCTACGAAGACGTAACCTATAAGGATATAAAATGCCAACACTTTCTGAATACCAAAAGTTGGCTAACGACGATGTCACGGCTGGTGTGTTTGACAACATCATCACCGCATCTGAATTGGCCCCATTCCTACAGTTCAGCAGCTTCAGTGGAAACTCCCTGGTCTACAACCGTGAGAGTACACTGGGAGCCGCTGCTACTCATCAAGTAGGAGACATCTGGTCTGACACCGAACCGTCTTACACGAAGAAAACCGTGTCACTGACTACTGTCGGCGTACAGCACCCACTTGACCGCTTTGCCATGCAGACTGGCGACAACGTGCAGTCACAAGAAGCCGTTCTACTTTCCAAGATGTCTAAATCCATCGTCCGAAAGCTGGAATCTCTTCTGCTCAATGGCAACTCTGGTTCTACTTCAACTGAGCCAGAAGGTCTGACCTCTCTGCTTATCAGCGACTCTCGCCTCCTCATGATGGATGACGGCTCACAGCCTGCCAGCATCACCGGGGCAGAGACCGAACTTACCCTTGACCGCCTGGACGCCATGATTGACCTGGTGGAGAACGGTAAGCCTGACTTCCTGATGATGAACAAGACCATGCGCCGTAAGATGACCTCACTTGCTAGGGCTACTGGCTCTGGTGTGACTCTGACTTCGGCTGATATGTTTGGTCACCAATATGTCGTCTACAATGGCATCCCCGTTGTCATCAACGACTACATCTCCAACTCCGAACAATACGAGAACGCCGGTGGCTGGGGTTCCTCTACTGCTACTACCATCTATGCCTGCAAAACAGGTCAGGAGAAGCAGGGATGGACTGTCATCCACAATGGTGCAGTTCTCGACCCCGACATCCAACGCTTGGGCACCAAGTTCGACAAGAACGAAGATGTCTACCGGATGGCTGTCTACTTGAACGCGGTAGTCTACTCCGCTAAGTCCTGTGCAGGGCTGGCTGGTATCGACTCCGCAGCCTAACAACGAACAACCTCGTTGAGCATAGTTCCGTAATTTGATAATGAGGTAATTAACAATGGCTGACGCACACGTTGAGCAAGCAACTGACAAGTTTGCTGCGACTGTCGGGTCTACAGCCGTAACCGCCGGAGACATGGTTTACTTCGACGGCACAGACTGGGAACTCGCAGACGCAGACGACAACACGAAATACGCGGAGGCCGTGGCTGTCAACAGCTACGCCGCTGGCGATGTAGGCGTACTCTGCCGTAGTGGCATCATCCGTGACACGGACGCCCCTTACACGCAGGGTAATACGATGTACCTATCCGCAACCGCAGGTGCAATCACTGCTACCCGTCCTACGGGCGCAGAGAACCTAGTGCAAGTGGTAGGGTTCTGCATCGACACTTCTAGGGTGACCTTTGAGATTAAAGCCCCTTACGAGATAACCGTGAACCTCAGTCCCATGACTGACGGCACAGCGGCTTACTCCCAGTACGGGGACTTCACTGGCGTTCTTATGGCCGCTGCTAACGAAGCAGGCGGCTACACCTTCATGGTGCCCCAGAACACGGTGGGGAACGTCATCCAATACCTGTGGTGGAGCGGTGTCGGTACTGCTCTGGACGGCTCTGACACATACACCATCGACGTATCGAGCGGTGTGGACGACGAGACCACCACTACGACCACGGACGGTATCACTGCCGCTGCATTGACTGTGGCTGCTTCTGATATCAACCGCGCTAACGTATCTGCTGCCTTCGACGGAGCCGGGATAATCAAACCTGGTAACGTAGTTGGGGTAGACGTAGACAAGGCTGCTGAAGGCTCTGGTGGGGATGACGCCCTACTGCTCTGCTGTTCAGTTGTCCTGCTAGTCGTCTAATTGGTCAAGCAAAGATACATGGGGGTGCGTCTAGTTAAGGACGCACCCCTACTTGAGTCAGGGAAGTTAGTCCTGAACAGCCTGGTTATAGGTAACAGTAATGTCTCCTTTGAAGGCAGCAATGTCTACCTGGCTGGGACGGAATATACTCCCGAAAAATGGCTTGAATTACGCAGGCGTGTAGATAAGGTGTTGATTGAGCGTGGACAGTTAGAAGAGATTACACCTCCAAAGGCTCCATGGGAGGGCGAATCTTCCAGCTTCCTGACCAATAACACTATGCCTATCATTGAACACAAGGAAGGCTACTTTAAGCGGCCTCCCTGGTGGCTTAGATGGCTTTATTCGGCTGTGGTTACAAAGGAGAAATATCGTGGTGATTCGTACTGACTGCCCATGCGGTAAGACCGACCTTAGTTCAGCCCAGATGACGATGCACAATCGCTCAAAGGCCCACCAAGAATGGGAGGGTGCTTTAAGTGACGCGGGT